TTATGTCTCGCCGACAACATAGATCCAGAGAAATGCTTGTTCGTCGACTGTGATATGAATCGACAAGATTATGTATCTCTCGGAAATCACATGCGCTTATTAGAGGATGGCATGTCAGTCGAGTCGTTTAATCCGAATGTACACTTCGGCGTTTCGACATATAGCGACAAGTTTCCTTTCGCAACCGCTTTTTTAATAAGTTTCGCAACAGAGGTTGAAACATCTCCTGCAGACCTTATACGCATGGCATTTGCTGATTCAACTCTCAAGAACATGGAAAAATATGAGCCTAACATGCGAAATTGGTCTGATAAGATGGATCATCCTGCAGTTCAGTACATAATGGACAATTCAGACATTGCAAAAAGAGATGATGCACGAGCGAGGTTTGACTATGTTGATCAATCATTTACATCAAAACGTTATGGCAAGACACGTTACATAGATACCCTTAATACGGCCCTAGAAGCGCAGGGGATGAAGTTTCAACCACTAACTAGGGGTAGCAAGTACATATGCGACAAAGTTGGCATAGAAACACTTATAAGGTATAATAGAGATATCATATCTTACGCAGAGATATTTACAGGGGAGTACTCTGTAACCTACGACCAAGAAAAGGAATGGACATGAACAAAGAAGATATTATTGACTTGATGCTAGAGAGCATTAATTCAGATAACAGAGATATATGTAGAAACTCTGGAATGAGCGATGAAGAGACAAATACTCAAATTGATCAAAGCCAGCCAGCATTAATTTTTATGGTTTCAAACATGTATCAGAAGTTAAAGGAAAGTGGCATAATTGCCTAAGTTTTATTACAAGCCAATTTTTGAAAAAGTTAAAGAACTATATTTAGAGAATGCCAAAAAAGAGTATAATCCTGGTTTTGACATTGAGGAAAATGTTAGACTTGTTATTGAGGCAGACACTGAAGAGTTAGCAGATCTTTCTAGATATGGGTTTGTTGATATACGTATGTGGGAATTAGACAGTGAAGGTTAACCTTCTATCCCCCGATATTTATGAGATCGAAGATTTTATAACTTTAGATCAGCAAAATGATATTTTGTCTTATTGTAAAACTTTAGATGAAGACAGGTGGTGGTCTAGTAAAATTATTGACAAAGAAGGTTTTTTCAATGGAAAAACAATTTTTGAAAAAGATATAAAACTTTTTGATGATATCTATCAAAAAATAAATAGCCTTTTTTTAAGTCTTGAATATTCAAACCCACTTAACTTGCATAGACATTTAGATGGACATTTTATGCTGCCACATTTAGATTGGCATGAAGGCAAAAACCCTCATATTCGTTATGGTTTGGTCCTTTACTATAATGATGATTACGAAGGTGGAGCACTTAATTATCCAAACCTTGGAATAGTTCACAAACCAAAGGCAAGGTCGTTACTGATTCATGGAGCACGTATTCTTCATGGAACTACTATATCTACAGGTCCTGCTAGATATTTTTCTACTACATTTATATTTGGAACAAAAGAAAACCCTGTTATTCTTAGTTATGATATTTTTAAAGATTTTAAGCAGTCGAGTGAATACGAATACTTTTAGGTCATGTTTTGTATGAATTGTGCTGTATCTTAAAATGAATCACAAAAACAAAGATTGGCTTGAACGTCAGTATGTTGATCAAGAAAAATCTATTGACACACTTGCACAAATGTGTAACGTTGATAGAAAAGTTATTATAGAGGCTTTAAACAATTTTAGGATATACCGAAAATATGATCATTCTAAACATCCCAAGCGTTGGTAATTAACAAAACCTTATTTGCAAGAACAGTTGCTGCAGCAGGTTTCTGAAAATATTTTTACAGCCAGGTTAGGCTCTTCTGGTCTTCCCATATCTTCCCAAAATTTTTCTCTACCCATGGCATCGGTTTCTACCATAGGCTTAGATTCAAACTCAGGCTGATCATTCATATCCCAGGCATTTTCTAGATTATCTAATATTCCCATTTATTGTCCATTTCCCGTCATGTGCTTGTTATACTCTAACTCTAGAGCATAATATTTATTATACAGTTTATTTATGTTTGACTGTAGAGTATACACGTCTTCTGAATAATTTTTTAATAAAATATTTTCAATTTCATTTTTTACTGCATTTGTCTTTCTTGGAAGATTTCCTATTTCTGGTTCATATATTGTACCTATTAGGAAGGCTGCTCTTTCGGAAATTTCTTTATAGGTTATTTGTTTTACATTTTTTATACTAGGATATGTATATGCTATTACGTTTATAACTTTGTTGTGATCTTTTGTAAACTCTTGAAATGGTGCTATAAAAAATTTAGGATTGTCTAACAGATATTGAGTGTACTCTTCATATCTGCCTATTATGGTCTCTAAAAGTGTGCTTTCCATATCGTGTGAGCCATATAACTTATTGTTATACATATAGTCTCTGTATATTTTTGAAGATGCAATTGAAGGAAGAGCATCTCTTAAAGCAACTATGAATGGATATTCTTCATCATACTCTTCTAAGGTGCTTAGCATATGGTTTGTCTTTCTAACAACATCTATTCCAGTTGACATGGATAGGGCAAAAGAAAAAAATATACTACCGCTTCTTTCTAAAGAATCTAAGTATATTTTCATATTATGTCAATTGTATCACAGTAAAATCTGAAAAATTTTGTAAAACCTAAATAGCCTAAAATCTGAATATTTTGTCCAGATGTATGATACATACTATACAGAAAATACACACAAAAAAATAGTGCGCCCATAACAGACACACTAGATCTTGGGAAAACCTTCTACTTCATCCTACCCTGTATCCAGCCATTGTGTATACCTATGATGGGTGCATCAATACATACCGCCACACCTTGGTGTAGGGTGCTTCCCATCAATTCAATGAACTCGTGTACATGCTCCTTAGTATCGAATTCCATACCTCGTGTTGTACCGCTTGTTGTTGTTAGTGTTAATTTAATCATCTAGACACTCTCCCTAAAACTTTCATAGTCTGCAAGCCCTACTCTGTAGGCTATTGGGTCAACCTCTTTTAATACTCTAGAGGTTTCGTATTGATACCCTGCAATAGTGACAAGACCATAGACATCATCTAGCATGTCGTTATAGTATTGCTCTAATTCGTAATCGGTTAGCCCTGTATCTGGGTTAGTGTCTTGGCTTGCGCCTGTAACTGGGTTAGTGTAATTCATCTTAGAAACCATACCAATTCTTGCGGATTTCTTCCACAGTAGCAATTTGTGCTTCATCAGCAGAACGATAAGCCTCTACGCTCTCTCGTATCCATGGAGACTTTAGCATAGCCTTTTCATGGGCTTCATGGCGAGCAATTGTCTGCTCTGCTAGTATTCTGTTTAGTGTATTCATGTTGAACACCTTTCGTTTTTAACTGTTAGCGATTTGCTAACCTTTTGCTGACCTAGGTTATTTGCTCTTATTGGGAGGCTCACTAGGATTTGTGTTACTATTTAATTGTTATACCTGTAAGGGTATCATATATCCCCTGAAAAGTCAAGGCGACACGCCGTAGGCGTTGTGTGATGTGTGTCACTTATTTGCTACGCTCATGCGAACACTTGTTCGCCTTATTTGGTAGGCTCATTGACTTTTTTAACACTATTTAATTTTCTTATACTAGAAGTATAGCAAAGAAATGTCAAAAAGTCAAGCCGACACGCCGTATCTTGCATGTGATGTCCGTCACACGCTTCGAAAAAAAGTTATCCACATGATGCACATCACACCCCTATTTCACGCTCAAGTTATCCACATGATGTGTATCACAGTGGCATTTGTCCCTAATGTCCATTTTGTACACCCTAAAATGTCAGACCCCCCTGCTATAATTACAGTATAAAGAAAAACAAGAGGTAAAGAAATCCTCTAAAGAAAGGTGGTCAAAAATGACTACATTAACAATAGTATGCAAAGAGCATACACCTAATACCCCTGCTATCTCTGATGTAGCAGATACACAATTCACATTCTGTGAGATGTGTGAAAATAACATTGAGCGTTACTACTATGACGGAGACCCTGAGCGGTTGCCTGAATGGACAGATTGGTATGTGTCTAAATGAGTTTCTTTGGTAGAGGTTTCGCTACTGTAAGCGATTATCCAAAAGGCTTAATGAATTTATGCCCTTGCGGTCAAGTGGTATTAGCCCCTGCGCTATACCATGAAGGTCAGTCATACATGACTAACCCTAATAAATGTAAAGAATTATTTGAAGGAGTAACTAAATGAGTACCTATG